TTGAAAAGTATTTTCTTCCTGGTGTAGAAAAAACTATACTTGCATTTACTGATGGTGAATTGCAAGGACTCCCTGATAATATCATTCCTTATTATCAGGAGCACTTGGATTGGCCATATATTACTTTAACTCGATTTGAAATTATCAAACGTGCAAGTGATATTATCAGAAAGCATGACTGGTTTATTTTTATCGATGCTGATGCACTAGTAGTTGATACGATTACTAAGGAAGAATTTTTTGATTACACTAAACCTTTCTTTGGTGTTCATCATCCTTGCCATTTTCTCAAGATGCAACCTCATCACAAGATGCCAGGTGCGTTTGAAACTAATCCAAAATCAACAGCATGTATAACAGAATCTGATGATACTTCAGTATATTATCAAGGATGTTTATGGGGAGGTAGAGTTCCCGATGTTCTTGAAATGATTGATGAACTCAAGTATAGAGTCAACAAAGATTTAAAGGATGGTGTCATTGCTGTTTGGCATGATGAAAGTCAGTTAAATAAGTTCTACTGTCAGCAGAAGGAATACGTTCATACTCTGGGACCTGAGTTTGCATATCCTGAAGTATTTGCAAATGCTTGCGATTTTGAACCAAAAATAGTACACTTAGCAAAAGAGAATTCAAAATATCATGTCTGATCTCGCACTACTTGATAAAAATAAGTCAGCATATAAACTTAAAAATATTGGACCTATCTATTGTATTAATCTAGATGATCAGACCGATCGTTGGGAATATATGGAGGATCAATTTAAGTATTGGGAGATTGATAATTATGAAAGAATCTCTGCGTATGATGGTAGAGATGATGATCTAAGTGACATCATCAAAGGCAAGTATCCTAACAACATGAGTTCTAGTGAGATTGGTTGTACTACATCTCATCTGAAAGCAATGAAGCATTTTTTGGAGACATCTGATTCTCCATATGCAATTATGATGGAGGATGATTGTGATTTAGATCTAGTCAAGTATTGGAATTTTACTTGGAGTGATTTCTATGCACACTTTCCTTATGATTATGATGTAGTTCAATTAGCAATTATTTCTACAGGAGATCTTCATGTAAGACTTCATAAAAGATTTGTAAATGATTTCTCTACAGCATGTTATGTAATCACTCGTCGTCATGCTCAAAAATTGATTGATTTTCATTGTCGTGGAAACAAATATAAACTGGACCAGGGTGTAAAACCACGTCCAGTTGCAGATGATCTTATTTACAATTCTGGAAATTCTTTTGCCATTCCTCTGTTTCTTTATAAAGTAGAACTAGGGTCTAGTATTCATCCTGATCATGTGGAAGTTTTTCACAAAGGTAATCAAGCAGCTTTGCTGAATTTTTGGCAACAGCAAGGTGCAAGTATTGACATCAAGGACTACATGAACTATGATCCTTACCTTGGTCGGATCACTGAACCGACCAGACCCCCACAGAGTGCGGAAACCCCAACCTCTTGACAAGATCTTAAAACTCTATTAAGATAAATAACAATTGTCACACGCATTTATACTCATTGAGTGTGACAGTTCGCAAACAGAACCAAGTCGAGGTTCTTTCCATCTGCGGGTAATCATTCCGCAAGTAAAAAAACGAGGTATTAAACAAATGTTCAAATCTGTATTCGCAGCCACTGCTGCTCTCTCCATGTCTGCTGGTGCTGCCCTTGCAGGTCCCTACGTCAACGTAGAAACCAATGCCGGTTGGGTCGGAGACGACTATACCGGAGCGACCACTGATTTCCACGTTGGTTACGAAGGTGCCATTGGTGATGGTGATGCTTCCTGGTACGTCCAAGGCGGACCTAGCGTTGTCGCTGTTGATGGTGCTGAAAATCAGCAAGTTTGGTCTGGTAAGGTTGGTGCTAGTGCCGCTTTGTCCAGTAGCGTCGGTGTCTATGGTGAACTGAGTGCCGCTACTGCTGACAGCGATTTCTCCACTGAAGGACTTGGCGTCGGTGGTAAACTCGGTGTGAAGTATAACTTCTGAGTTTACAACTAAACATCTAGGTGTTATGATGGGGGTGCGACGGCACCCCTTTTTTCATGCGTTACCTTCTTCACCCTCTGACTATTATGAATATATTGATTTGTGGATCTCTTGGGGTGATTGAATTTGTTCACACTAAAGCACATCATACTTTGGAACAAGATGTTCATGGACATGTTCATAGAGCACTACAAAAGAATCCAGAGTTGGCACGTTCTACTTGTTGGGAATTAGAGGAATGAAAAAGGAAGTACAAATTGATAGTGGTAATTATGAGTGAAGTAAATTATAAGAAACACCGAGTATTTCGGGAAACAGACTCTGTAGTTTTCTACGACATTTCGGTGGAGGAATCAAATGCAAGTGACCTGGTTGTTCATACTGGATCTGCCATCTCACCCCCGAATGACATCGTTGGTGCGAAACAATTTTACATTCACTATCATCAGGTAGATCATAATCGTGTTCTGTCTGGTACTCGTACCTTTGAGTTGGTGAATCCTGAGTGGAAGTTCCCGTATCATATTGTTCACCTTAACAGAACCAGTGGTGCATTAGTTGTACCTAAGAAGACTTTCCATCGTTCTATGTCTGGTGACGATGGTTCTATTGTAATTAATCAGGCAGTCCGCGATGATGACTTTAATGCTGAAACAGAGTTTATTCCTGTTTCTGCTGCTGAAAATGAAGACCTCTATAATATTTTACGTCACGAAAAACCAGTGATTCACAACATTGGTGATTAATAAGTATTATTCACTACAATATATTTGTTGACAGAACTTTACATTTGCTATATAATTATGTAACAGTTCTTTACATAAGACAAATGACCGTAACCACAAATGAATTTGGACAACAGAATCTGTTTGCCAAAGAACCTCAGATGTATATCTCAAAAAGTGATGCTGAGCGTTATGGATATGAAACCCATGCTGAGCGAGCAGAAAAACTGAATGGTCGTACTGCTATGCTTGGATTCATGGCAGCGATTATTTCCTATGCTACTACTGGTAGTCTCTTCTTCTTTGGAGCATTCGGCATCTGAACTTGACACATTACTAACCTTTCTATATACTTATCAAAACACTACAAAACCTAATGACTTACAGTATTACTCTCCGAACTCCCGATGGCGAACAGACCATCACCTGCGAAGATGACCAGTACATCCTGGACGCCGCAGAGGAGCAAGGACTTGATATGAATTATTCTTGTCGTGCTGGTGCTTGTTCTTCTTGCGCTGGTAAGATTGTCTCTGGCACTGTTGACCAGTCTGATCAATCTTTCTTGGATGATGATCAAATAGCAGAAGGGTTTGTTTTGACTTGTGTTGCATATCCCACGTCTGATTGTGTGATTGAAACTGAAAAAGAAGAAGAACTTTACTAATGCCTGATCCAGACGCACTTTGGAGAGACATCCAAAAACTGGATGATATGTATGAAGAACTTCTATGGCATCCAGATGACGAACTACAATTCACCCATGATGGTGAAAAAATAATCATTACAAACAAAACTTTAGAGGAAAGAAAATGAACGAAAACGCAGAACGCATTAATGGTTGGGCAGCGATGATCGGAGTCGTTGCAGCGATTGGTAGTTACGCCACTACAGGACAAATCATCCCAGGTATTTGGTGATGTTAATTTTAGGATCTATATTACTAGCAACATTCATTTTTTATTCGGTTCTTTTTTCAGAAGATCCTCCCGATGATAATGATGATATGGATGGTGGTATGATGATTCCTTCTTATAACCCAATTTAAAAAAAGATACATATATTAATGTAGAGGGTGCTTGACACCCTCTTTTTCTTCTACTATCATAGAGGTGAATTTGATAAAAAATATGATTACTGCATTACTTTCTTTGTTTTCTCTAGGACCTGTTGAGGCACCTCCTACGGTTAAACCAATTGAAGCAGTAGAGTATAAGTCCCCTACTTGGAAGTGTGAAGGATGTACACCAGAAGAACAATATGTCCTTAAAGAACTCCAAGAACACACCAAGATTTCCGATCGTAATGCTCTTGCTACGATTATGGGAAATATCAAACAGGAGTCTAACTTCCGTGCCAACATATGCGAGGGAGGGGCTAGAGTTCCTTACGGGGACTGCCATCGCGGTGGTTATGGTCTTATTCAGTGGACCTCAGTAGGTCGCTATAATAATCTTGGTAAGTTCTGTGATAAGTATGGGTGTGATTCTAGCAGTCTAGAAGGTCAAACTCGTTATATGATTAACGAAAGTGTCTTCCGACGCTACTTGCCTGAGTTTGAGGGTAGAGGAAAAACTGTCCATCAGTACATGGTTCCTGCCTATTATTGGTTAGGATGGGGCATTAAAGGCAATAGAGAGATCTACGCCTACGAGTACGTTAAAAAACTAAAGCAGTCATGATCATTAGAAAACTCAAAGAAACACTAGGACAAGTTTTTCATTCGCCCGAAGCATCTGGAACATGGGGTGATGACATCACTGTTAATATGGATGGTGGTGTTGGCGGTTCTTGGAAAGTCGAATGTGCAATTGATGATGAAGTAGTTGATTGTGAGGAGATGGGTGATTGTATGCCTTCATGGGGACACAGTGACTTAGAGTATCTTGCAAAGAATCCTCCAGCATATACTGGCATTCCTGCTCCTCCATACTTAGAGATTGATCCTTGGTTCTCCCCTCCTATCTACTCTGAAAAGCAGATGAGTTACAAAGAAGCACACGAACAGGCAGTAGCAGAGCAACAGATTCTTGATGAGTCTGAAAGCAAAGAGTCTGCTGATATTCATCAAAAACTCTATGAGAAAGCGACTGCAAATTGGAACACTGTAGCAGAAACACAATATCAAGGTGGTTCTGAAAACTTCCAAGAAGGTCCTGGTGGTTGGCAATCTGGTACAGGTCTGGGGCAATTTCGATGAGCATTGATGATTGGCGTTATAGTGATCAAAAGATGAAAGTTAGGGAGCAATCACTTCATGTTTTACTTTCAAAGTTTGGGCACCAGATGGAGGGAGTAGTTCCTAAATACTCAAACCAATCAATCTATGAGTGTGCTCAAGATTGGGTTTCCCAAGGTAATATGAACACTGCGGGGATTGTAAAATACTACGAGGCTTATTATGCAAAAAGTAATTAATGTTCTATCAGTTCTATCATTTGTTGGTGTTGCGGGCATTATCGGCGGAGGAACTTATGTATATCTTCAAAGAGATGCCATCATTGATGGTGTAAAAGAACAAGTCACTAAACATGCCACAGAGGCAATCACAAACGCTCTTCCTGGTATGTTAGATTCTGCCATGCCTGAACTTCCAGATGCAACTGGTGGTGCTATTCCTGCTGTCCCTTCTACAACTGGTCCTGCTGTTCCTTCTTTCTGATATGAAAAAAATTATTATGAGTTTGTTGGCGGCGGCATCGTTGTCTGCTCCAGCATTGGCTGATGACTCTAAGATCACCAAGGGTTACAACACTATGGATGCAATGGGGTGTATGTTACTTCGAGAGTGTACTGATGGAGTCGATAAAGTCGAAAGTATCACTAGTATTGCTGACGAGTATACCGATATTGATTATAGTATCGTTGCTGACGAGTTCAACGCAATGCTCGTTGCCCTGGAACATGTCGGCGTTAATGTGTTTCTAGCGGATTCAAAGTATTTCCCTATCAATCATCGTGGTGTTTATCACACTGTGAGTAATAACTTTTTTCTCAACAGAGATCATATGGGAAGCACTAATTATTTGATGCAAGTAATGCGTCATGAGGGTTGGCACGCTGCACAGGATTGTATGGCAGGTAGTATCAAGAATAGTTTGATTGCTATTATTAAACCTGAAGATGAAGTTCCTATTATTTGGCGTGTGATGGCAGAGCGCACCTATCCTGCCAATGCTGTGCCTTGGGAAGCAGAAGCAGGTTGGGCAGGTCGTACTGAAGGTATGACCATGAAAGCACTTCAAGCATGTGCTGCTGGTGAAATGTGGAAGGTTTATCCTCCAACACCTTTGACTAAGAAGTGGTTGAAAGAAGAAGGATTTATCAAATGACACCTTATTACATTGAAGACCTTCGTTCATATCATCGACCACCCCCGATGATAGAAGTTTCTCAGGATATTGTAGAATATTGTGATTATTTTACAGTAGATGCTAAACGTACATCTTTGCGATATCAAGATTGTGTTTGGATGCATCTTGGATTTTATGGAAACAATGCTGATGAAATGAAGAAATTTCGTGAGAGTCATCCTCCTCAAATTAGACCAATTTTTGAATAAATAAAAATGCCTTGCTACTCTACTAATGGCAGATACAAAACCAAAAGTAGAGAAGGAAGACCACGATGAAGATAAAAGTGAAGTCCTTGGTAATCTAGTCAAAGTTGTTGTATTGATTTGGTCTGCCTCTCTTCTCACATTCAGTTATGTAAGACTTCCAAATGGTCAAAAGATTTTAGATTTTGATCCTACTTTCATCGCGTCGGTGTTCTCCGGATCTTTAGCTGCCTTCGGTCTTAGTCCTGCTAAAGCAGGTGGCGGTAATGGATCTTCTAAGAAAAAGAGAGACGAAGAACCACCCGTTCAATCCGCAATCGAACCTAAAAAGTGATTGACTTATAGAGAACCACATCTTCAAAAAAAGTCAGACGAGTGTGCTGAACTTTGGAGGGAGTGGTTTTCTTTTTTTCAGGATCCAGAAAAAAAGTATTTACAAGAAACTATAGAATTAAGAAAAAAATGGTGTAAGTGTTGTGATGAATTTGGTGAAATGATTAGTCAGGAAGTCAAAACAAATCCTCGTTACATTAATATAAGAAAGGTAGATTATACCTAGATAGTGTAGTCGCGTAAACTTTTATGAAGTTTATATTCGCATTTTTGGCTACACTTTTTTTCGCGCTTCCAGCATGGGCAGTGGACGTTCAAATGGGTTCTAATGGGAATCTAGTCTTTGATCCAGCGGAGGTTACAATCGCTGCTGGTGAATCAGTCCATTTTGTAAACAACATGCTTCCACCACATAATGTTGTCGTTGAGGATCATGATGAGTTAAGTCATGAAGCCCTGGCAATGTTGCCAGGTGAAGACTTTGAAGTTGCATTCACCGAACCTGGTGACTACACTTATTGGTGTGCTCCACATAAAGGTGCGGGCATGATCGGTACTGTACATGTAGAATGATATGAAATCAATTAACAGTTTTGTTTTAAACATCACTGTCGCAATCATTGACTATCTCTATAGAGGTCGTCACTTCCAAAGATTCTGGGTGCTTGAAGAGATTGCTCGGGCACCCTATTTTGCATTTTTGAGTGTGTTACATTTACGTGAATCTTTAGGTTTACGTGGTCAGTGGCATGTATACTTGATGAAAGAACACTTTGAGCAATCAGTCAATGAAACAGAACATCTGGAATACATGGAAAGTCGGGGCGGTAATAGTTATTGGATCGATCGCTTTGTTGCCCGACACCTCGTACTCCTATATTATTGGATCAACGTGGCTTATTACTGGTTGGCTCCTCGCGCTGCATACCATCTGTCATACGAAATAGAAATGCACGCTGCAGAGACATATGCAAAGTATCTTGCATATGAAGACTGGAATGATAAGGACATTTGGCGTATAATGAATGATGAGATCCAACACTTCCAAGAATTGCAGGAAGCAATGAGAATCTTAGATCCAGATCGATTAACTGTAAGAGAGAAAGATCTTGAACCATTTCCACCAGATTTAAGTGATTTATTAAAAGAAACAGAGGTAAGCAAATGAGAATGGATCAGTTCACAGAACAAGAAAAGAGAATGCTTGCAGAAGCAATTTGGCGGCGTCAAAGATGCTTTATTGCAGGAGACAGACAATTTAATGAGTATGGTAAACTTTTAAATGAAGTTTTACTCAGTCTTGAAGATTATGTTCCTGGGAGGGTTCTATGAAAGTTGGAATGATTGGACTCGGACGGATGGGCGAAGGCATGTCCCGCCGTCTTATCGATGCAGGTCACGAAGTATGGGGGTATAGAAACAACTATGAAAAAGCTTGTGAGCAATTTGAAAAGGGTTATATCAGTGGATGTACCACTTCTTTGGAAAGCCTTGTTCAAGTAGTACACGCTGATGTTGGAATCCTTACGCAGGAAGAGACAAAATCTCCCGGTGTTTTTATGATGGTTGTACCAGCAGAAACAGTAGAGGAGACACTCGATGAGTTACTACGATATTGTCGTGAAGGCGATATTATTATTGATCATGGCAATAGCAATTTTAAGGACAGTCGGAAAAGAGCCGAGCGACTTGCAAAACTTGGCATCGCGTATCTTGACTGTGGTACTAGTGGTGGTGTTTACGGTTTGGACCGTGGATACTGTCTTATGGTTGGTGGGGGAGATACTGCGGTCTCCACTTGTGGTCCACTTTTTAACGCACTCGCCCCAGGAATCAACGGTGCCGAGCGGACTATCCCTGGCGATTTTGTTAGGCAATCTGAACTAGGATGGTTGCATTGTGGAGCACCAGGTGCAGGTCATTTTGTAAAGATGGTACATAATGGAATTGAATACGGAATTATGCAAGCATATGCAGAGGGATTTAACATCTTACACGAGGCAAATTCTGGAAGCAAATATGTCAAGGAAGGCGATGCTGAGGTTGCTCCGATGGAGAATCCACAAGACTATCAATATGATATTGACGTTGCTGAAGTGGCTGAGTTATGGAGGCGCGGTAGCGTTGTTGGCAGTTGGTTACTTGATCTTACCGCTGATGTACTTAGGCGCGATCGAGAGCTTAGCGAGTTCGGCGGGGGAGTCAGCGATAGTGGTGAGGGTCGTTGGACGGTTCACGCTGCTGTGGATCTTGGGGTACCCGCTCCTGTTATCAGTAGTGCTTTGTATGAACGTTTTAATTCACGCAGTCTTGGTGCTTTCGCGTCCAAGGTTCTAAACGGAATGCGTTACATGTTTGGAGGACACCATGTCAGATAAAGGACAGGAGAAATGACATTTGCCCAATTCCTTTTATGGGCAGCAGCGCCCTTTGTATGTGCCACCATCTTTTTCGGACGATTTAGAGGTGAAAATGTATACTACGATTCAGACGACTACGATGGAAATGGAACCGCTCACTAAAGGCATAGTAATCTTCGGAGCAACGGGAGACCTTTGTAAGAAGAAACTTATTCCAGCACTTTATAAACTCTGGCAGAAAGAACTTCTACCAGACAATTTTTTAATTATGGGTTCTGCTAGAAGAGAACCAACAACTGAAGATTGGAAGAAGTCATTGGGAGACTATCCTGATGATTTTTTGCACCATCTAGACTATCAATCTGCTGACTTGTCTATGGTAGAAACACTTAGACATCTACCAGATTACATTGATGATATGACTTACTTCTTATCTGTTCCTCCTGAGAGATACGAAAATGCCATCACCAACCTCAAAGAAGCAGGATGTCTCGATGACCCAGAAAGATCCCGTGTGGTTATTGAAAAACCCTTTGGGCACGATTATAAATCTGCTGATCATCTATCAGCTGTGGTTACTAGACATCTACGCGAAAAACAAGTCTATCGCATTGATCATTATCTCGGTAAAGATACTGTTAATAATATCCTTGCCACCCGTTTTAGCAATATTCTACTGGAACCACTTTGGAACAGGCAGTACATAGAGGAAATTCAAATCTTTGCAACTGAAACTATCGGTTGTGAAGGTCGCTCCCAATATTATGAAACTGCTGGTGCAGTTAGAGATATGCTGCAAAATCATGTTCTACAGGTTTTGGCATTGATTGCAATGGAACCACCTTGCAGAATGGATGCAAAGGAGGTTCGTCGTGAGAAAACAAAAGTTCTTGCTGCTACTCGTTTAGGGGGGGATATTATCCTTGGACAATACGAAGGTTACAAATCTGAAGAGGGCGTTGATCCTCGTAGTCACACTCCTACCTATGTTGCTGGTACTCTATTCGTCGATAACTGGCGTTGGGAGGGAGTTCCTTTTCGTGTCATGACTGGTAAGAACATGCCCTATGGGTGTGTTGAAGTTGTAATTAAACTTAAAGTTCCATCATTAAAATTATATGAGGGGGAAGTCAACGACNGTATTGTTATTCGTCTTCAACCCAACCCTCATTTGGATATTCGCATGGACATTAAGTCCCCTGGTCTTGGTAATGCTCTTGAACTTGCCACTCTTACCCATAACTATCCTCAAGACAGAGCAATCGATGGATACGAAAAACTTCTTTACGACGCCATAAATGGTGATCAATCTCATTTTGTTCATTCTGAAGAAGTGATGGAATCCTGGAGGATTGTCGAAGATCTTTTGTGTACTGGTGAGAAGTGCCCTATTCGCACTGTTCCATATCTT